GCTTGCAGACGGTATTGCAAAAAAAGACGTTGCTCTCACGGCTGATGCTGTTGGTGATGTTCTGGTCTGCATGATCAACTTCTGTGAGCTTGCAGGGCTGGATATGGTTGATTGCTTGGAAGGTGCTTACAACGAGATCAAAGACCGGAAAGGCACTCTCATGCCAAACGGCGTATTCATCAAGGAGACAATTGTATGAGACTGCAAACCGACTGCTATGTGCTTCGCGGCATCACCTGGGTTCCGCATTGGATGAAGCCTGGAAAGTTTGTCTCACCGGGTTATGGTCGGCAACACATGGTCGAGATGACAGCGCAAGAGTTGCTGGTGAAAGGCGCACAAAAGCAACCAGAACTGCTGTTTCCGTCTGCAAGATAAATCTGGCACAATTGGGGCGCTCCTTCCTTGGGTGTCTCCCCGATTGTGCCTCCTGCGTGGAGGCACTTTTTTTGATACCAAAACGATTGCATTTTGTCTGGGTGGGCGATGAGTCCAAACGTCCAGACGCAGAGATCCAGTCTTGGATTGACAAGAATCCAACCTACAAGGTTAAGGTATGGGGCAACAGCGACCTGAAAGAAGGCTGGCTCCTTGCCAAGCATATGCGGCACTTCAGTCAGCGAGAGCTATGCGGTGTTGCCGACTGCATGAGGTGGGAGATCCTCTACAACCACGGTGGGATCGCACTGGATGCTGATAGTCTGTGCGTCAGACCACTAGAGGACTGGCTGCTGGAGCCGGATGTCTTTGCCTGTTGGGAGTCAGAGACAAAGCGTCCAGGACTGATTGCAAACGGTGTTGTTGGATCAGTCCCGCGCCATCCGTTCATCGGTCAGATCATCAAAGACCTGGAAAACGACACTCCAGGCGATAGGATGGCTTGGGAGTTCTCAGGGCCAGCACGAATCACTCAGACAATGCACGAGCATGAGTTCAGCGATCTCACTGTTTATCCGAGCCACTATTTCCTGCCTGAACACTTTGCTGGCTCCAGCTACAAGGGCAAAGGACAGGTATTTGCAACGCAGGAATGGAAAAGCACAAGAGGTGGCTGGAAATGAGATTTTTGGTCACATCAGCGATCAACAACGACGAAAGACGCTGTTATGAGCTACTAGGAACGCTTGAGAGCATCTGGAAGCGATTCCCGCTGTCCTCCATCGTCCTGACAGAATCATCGCGCTATAGGCCCGATAAAGCCTTCCTAGAGGCTATTCCAAGAAGGGTGCATCTGGTTCCGTTCTGGGATTGCGATTTCATCCACGAGGCGCATGACAGTGGATTGCCAAGAGGGTTCGTTCAGAACTCAATTGAGATGCAGGTGATGATCCGGTCACTGGATTGGCTAACCGAGGCTAACAACTACAAAGTAAGTGGTCGCTATCAGTTGACGGATGACTTCAATCCAGGGTCGCACGATCCAGAAAAACTGGTGTTCAAGCGCAGGATTCCGACAGGATTCAGCCTGGAGGAATGTGGAACATCACATATGTATATGACCCGGTGCTATGGCATTCCAAGCACACAGATTCCGACATTGGAACTGGCGCTGAAACGCTCACTGGCATTCCATTGGAGTCAGTGGAAGGATAAAAAAGTCTTTGACATTGAGCATGGATTGTTCAAATTCCTGCCGGAGACAAGCATCCAAGAAGTTGATACCATGGGAGTTATTGGCCGTATTGGGCACTTAGAACACATCGTCGAGGACTGAAATGCCGATCACCAGCAAGCAGCAGCAGCGTCTCATGTACGCAGCAGCCGGTAGCAAGAAGGTTGCGAAAGAGACAGGTGTTCCTCAAAAGGTTGCCAAGGAGATGATTGAGGCAACTCCCGCCAAAGCCTACAAAAAGATGCCAAAGAGGGCGAAATGAACGGTTGTCCAGTCTCAACGCATGACCAGAAGGTCAATGATCGGAACAAGGCTGATGCTGAGTCAAAGGCCGGTTATACCGAGACAGAAGACGATGAGATGAGTTGTGGGAACTGTGCGCGGTTCCTGCAAACCCCGGAGATGATCGAGTGCATGGTTTCTGGTCTGCCAGAGGAAATGCAGGAGATCGTTGACGAGGACGACATCGGCTACTGCGCTCGATGGGACTTCCGGTGTTCAGAGGATTATGTGTGTGATCGCTGGTTGTCTGGTGGGCCTGTCAAGGGCATGACTGAGAAGCACAAGATCATGCTTAAGATGGCAAAGATGATGGAGGAAGATTGATGGGAACTACTAATCAGCCGAAGTACAAAAAGCCTAAGCCAGCCAAGAACAACGCTCCAAAGTACCCAAAGAAATGAAGTCGCCAGCATGGACTCGCAAGGCCGGTAAAAGCCCGTCTGGTGGGCTGAACGAGGCTGGGCGGAAGTCTTACGAGCGAGCTAATCCAGGATCAGACCTGAAGGCTCCGGTGAAGTCTGGTGACAATCCGCGCAGAGCATCATTCCTGGCTCGGATGGGTGGGATGCCAGGGCCAGAGTACAAGGATGGCAAGCCAACCCGTTTGCTGCTGTCATTGAGAGCATGGGGTGCGTCATCCAAGGCTGATGCCAAGGCTAAAGCAAAGGCTATCAGCGAACGCAACAAGGGCAAGTGACATGGATGTCAGCCAGCTACTCCGCGCATTGGGACTAGATAGGGCATATCAGGCTTACCAGCAGAACATTGGTGAGCCTTTTGCTGCTATGGTCGGCGGTGCTGGCAGAGGTTATCTTGGGCTGGACAAACCGGAATACGGTGGTCTGCTGGCAGAGGAGTCCTACAGGACTGGTCAGGCGTTAGGCAATATGCCAGCGTTGGGCGCTCCTGCTGGTGCTTTCAAGGCTGCTGCACAGATTCCAGGGTTGTTGGAGGCTGCTGGAACTATCCCTGCAATCTTTATCGGGCCTAAGTCAAGACTTTGGAATAAAACCAGTGCTGAAACATTTGAGACGCTAGAAAAGTCTGGAGTGTCGAACAAGGATGCTTACTTGCAGACTGGCACATTCAGGTCACCAGACGGGATGCTCAGACAAGAGATCAGTGACTTTTCTTCTGAATACCGACCCGGTAAAGAGCTTGGAAGGCTAACAGAAAAATATATTGAGCAATTAGACGAGGCTTTAGCTGCAAACTATTTGCGTCAAACAATGGATCGTCTGGGTATAGGTATTGGTGACGCAAAAGAACAATTTAGACAGTTCTATGGCAAGGAACCTCCTGCGCGATCTGGTTTGCTTGCAAAGTCAATGACTGCTGATGAAACGGAAGAAATGTTCAGAAAGTTTGAACAAAGAACCCCGCCGACTTCAAACGAATGGCAAAGCGTTGTTGGTAATGTGTTTGAACATCCAGAACTTTACAAGTCATATCCGGAGTTTATAAGCACTAAGTTTTATGTGAAAAAACCAGAAGATATGCCTCCTGGTGTTGGTGGTTATTACGATGGAAACGTTGTAATCAGTAATGATATTGCCAATGCAATGCAATCAGGCAAGAGTGTAATGGCGCATGAGTTGCAACATGGCGTTCAAACGATTGAGGGGTTTGGGACTGGTGGTATGCCTGAAAACGATCTAAATCGTTATTTGAGGTTAGCTGGTGAAGCTGAGGCTAGGGCAGTTCAGGCGAGGATAGGCATACCAAAAGAAGAACTGCGGAGAAGGTTTCCACTGGAGTCATACGATGTCCCGATTGATCAACTGATCATTCGCGGATTGCTGACTCAATGATCGTAAACCACGATCCATACTGGCATTGTGTGATAGATGACTTCTTCACCAACCCAGATCAGCTAGCAGAAGAGTTTCCGCAGCCAGATGATCCATGCTGGTTTCGGTATGACAATCCGTTAGAGGTCAAGCGCACCTGCAACGACTGGCACAAGTTCCCGCCAGAGACATACAAGACATTTGCTTGGCTAACCAGCGACAAATTCACACAGTCCCTGGAGGCAATGGTAGACGAGGATCTGTTCGCTGACCAAGGACTACACGGTGGTGGCTGGCATCAGCACAGCAGAGGAGGGAAGCTCAATGTTCACCTGGATTACAACATCCATCCAAAGCTACATTTGCAACGTCGCCTTAACCTTATTGTTTACCTGTCTCCTGCATGGGAATCGTCCTGGGGTGGTGGGTTGGGCCTGTACAAGGACAGCAGAACTCTTGCAAAGGTCATTGAGCCGAAGTTCAACAGGGCAGTGATCTTCGACACTAGAGGCTCATGGCATGGACTGCCTGATCCAATCAAATGTCCAGCAGGTGTAACCAGAAACTCAATTGCTGTATATTATTTGTCTGAACCGGCACAGGTGACAGACAACAGAAAACGAGCATTGTTTGCACCAACACCGGAGCAGATGGGTGATCCAGAGATCGAGAGGTTGATTAAGGATCGAGTAAAGGTAAAGTAAACCGATGACCCGTTAGGAGTCGGACTGTGGTAAATAAAATACAGAAAGAGAATTTAACTAGGCAAGGACGAGGAAGACCGAAAGGTAGTCCAAACAAAGTCCATCAGAGCATGAAGCAAGCTATCGCTGATGCCTTTGATAAGCTCGGCGGTACAGACAGAATGGTGCAGTGGGCAATGGAAGATCCAAAGCACCTGACTGAGTTTTACAAGCTGGCAGCAAGGCTGATCCCTGTAGAGACAAACGTCTCCGGGGCAAACGGTGGGCCAATCCAAACGGTTCTAGAGATCGTCGGTGTCCAGAACCAGAGTTGAGATCCCGCAGAAACTTCTGCCGCTCTTCCAGCCAAAGCGATACAAGATCCTGCATGGTGGTCGAGGATCAGGCAAGTCCTGGTCGATTGCTCGCGCACTGGTAGCACTCGGAGCATCCAAACCGATCAGGGTTCTCTGTGCTAGGGAGACGCAGAAGTCTATCCAGGAGTCTGTTCACCGGCTGCTGAAGGATCAGATCAGTCTGCTTGGTCTGGATGCTCTGTATGAGATCCAAGAGAACCGCATCCTGGGTTCCAACGGGACAGAATTCACTTTTGCAGGTATTCGCCAGCAAGGTGTGGCGAATATGAAGTCCTATGAGGGAACTGACATCTGTTGGGTGGAAGAAGCCCAGGTTGTCACCCGTAAGTCCTGGGATGTTTTGATCCCGACCATCCGCAAGCCAGCATCAGAAATCTGGATCAGCTTCAATCCTGAACTTGATACGGATGAAACCTTTACTCGGTTTGTCGCGCATCCACCGTCTGACTCATGGGTCTGTGAGGTCAATTGGTCTGACAACCCTTGGTTTCCTCCTGAACTCGACAAAGAGCGCAGAGACTGGCTAGACAGAGATCCGCAGGGTTATCTGACAGTCTGGGAGGGTCGATGCAGACCCGCGGTTGATGGTGCTATTTACGCCAGTGAGATTGAGGCTCTACAGCGAGAAGGCCGGATTAGGTCTGTTCCATACGATCCGACATTGAAAGTCCACACTGTCTGGGATCTTGGATGGAATGACTCCATGTCGATCATCTTTGTCCAGAAGGTTGCGTCAGAAGTTAGGATCATTGACTTTATCGAGGACAGTCACAGAACGATTGACAGTTATGTCATGGAGATCGAATCAAGAAAATGGCGATGGGGTACAGATTTCATTCCGCACGATGGAGCGCATAAAAACTTCCAGACCGGTAGATCCACACAGAACCTATTAGAAACGCTTGGGAGGCGCGTAACAGTGCTTCCAAGGGGTAGTCCAGAGGAAGGCATCAGAATCGCTAGGATGGTCTTTCCAAGGGCTTATTTCGATACTGACAAAACGATGGAGCTAGTCAACCATCTAAAACGGTATCGCAGGGCTATCAATCAGGTGACGCAAGAGGCTGGCGCACCATTGCACGATGAGCATTCTCACGCTGCTGATGCGTGGCGTTATCTTGCAGAGTCACTGGAAATGATGTCCAATGACGATTGGGGCAAACCGATTGCAACAAATACCAAGTGGGTGGTCTGATGCTAGTCCCGCAGGGAAATATCGTCTTGCGTCGAGATTTCGACCAAGTTGTCTATGAGCTTCGTGAGCGTATTCGCCAGCTAGAGCAGGAGATTGCTGCGCTGAAACAGTCTGAGCCACCTCCGAAGCGTCAATACACTCGCAGGGCAGAGGTGCAAAATGGATGAGGGTCGGCTGAAAGGCATTCTGTCGTCTGAGATTGATGACGCTATTGGCTATCTGGACACAGAGACCACTGCTGAACGCGCTAAAGCAATGGATTACTACCTTCGTAAGCCGTATGGCAACGAGGTAGAAGGTCGCTCACAGATCATCACCGCAGAGGTTGCTGAGGCTGTAGACGGTGCTCTGCCTGATCTGATCCGAGTATTCACTCGCGCAGACGACATCATCCAGTACGAGCCGGTTGGTCCTGGCGATGAAGAGGGCGCAAAGCAAGCAACCGACTATGCAAACTGGGTGTTCTACAAGCAAAACCCTGGTTTCACCATCCTGCATCACTGGTTCAAGGATGCATTGCTCCAGAAGACCGGTACGGTCAAGTGCTATTGGGATGAAAAGCTAGATGTGATCGAGGAGGTTTACAAGAACCTCTCGGAGATTGAGCTTGCACTGTTGCTGGCTGATGGCACTCGGCAGGTTGTTGCGGAACAGATCGAGGAAGTCGAGGTTGATGGTCAGGTCACGCAGACCCGCAGTGTTGTCGTTCAAAAACGCAACAAGGTCGGTCGCGTTGTCATTGAGAACGTACCGCCAGAAGAACTGATCGTCAGCAAGAAGGCCAGAACTGTCCAGGATGCGCCGTTCTTGGCTCACCGCACTCTGGTTCCCAGGTCGATCCTGATCCAAATGGGATTCGACAAGGAGACTGTAGACGCGCTGCCAGCATTCAACAGTCTAGATTTCACCGAGGAGCGTCTTGCTCGATACACGCCAGGAGAGGAGCCTTTCGAGGTCACCTCGCTGGATGAGTCGATGCAGGAGGTTGAGGTCTTTGAGTGCTACATCTATGTGGACTATGACGGTGATGGTCTCGCTGAGTTGCGTAAGATTTTCTACAGCAACAACCAGATCCTAAGCAACGAAAAGACGGACTATGTTCCGTTTCATGTTGT